GGTCTTCAATGCCACCTTTCTGTTTGTAGCGACAAGTGTACTTGATGATTGACCCCTCACAGAACCCTAGTTGATTAGCTAGGATAAACTCCACAGGCTGAATCTTAAGGGTCTTGTAGTGGGAGCCACCTACTTGTTGGTCAAAGGGGTTGTAGGGCACTTCTTCTTCTTTCATTAGATACCTTCTTCATAAAAAGCGATCAGCCATTGCTTACAGATGTCACTTCGTACCACGTCATCAATACCAAATTCAATAATAGCTGCATCAATGTTGTACTTCTTTGCTAGATGAATAGCTTTAGATAGTCCAGACTGTTCCTTGATATCAGACTGACGAATGTCACCATTCATAACTAAAGTACAGTTCTCACCAATACGAGTGGTGAGCATCTTGAACTGAGCCACATCAAGGTTCTGACACTCATCAGCTAGTACAAAGGCATCATTGAACGATGACCCTCGCATGTACTCTAGTGGAGCCATGACGATGTTACCATTCTTGATCCCAGTCTCAAGGACACCAGACCCTAGCTGGCTTTCTAGTACACTCAGGACGGGCGAGAGCCAAGGACCGTACTTCTCTTCCATTGTACCGGGAAGGGCACCCAGCGACTTCCCTACGCTCACAGCGGGGCGTGTAATGATGATCTTGTTGATCTTACGGTTAGCGTAGAGATTAGCTGCATATGTAGCTGCAACAAAGGTCTTGCCTGTACCACTAGGACCAAGGACAATCAACTGAGTACTCTTCTTGAGAGCATCCAGATAGAGCCGTTGATTTTCATTGAGGGGGACTAGGTTCATAGTCTTGGTTGCAGCCTCTTCTTCAGCACCCTTGAACTTAGTTGCACGCTTACCACGAGGCTTCTCAGGGATCATTGGACTTCTACCACAACAGCTTCCTTATCCATCTCAGTAAGTACATAACCCATCATAAACTCTAGATCACTAATCTTCTCGTTCTGTTTCCACCAGAGGTAGCCAATAACTGCAAGCCCAACGATTTGGATGATATCGAAGATCATAGTTTTTTCTTTCTTTGTTGTAGAAGAAAGGAAGGCCCCGTAGGGCCAACCAGTTAGGTAAGGTCTACCATCTCGCAGCTACCACCAACAATCTTCTTGCAAAGAAATAGGAAGTATTCTTGGCTGTAGTGCCTCTTCATCATATTTATGTCTTTATGAAGCCATTGGACATTTCCTTCAACGTAACCTTTGCTGCTATCAATCCTGTCCAAGGAAGCTGTCTTTCCTTTTGTGGTTATCGGAAGACCACTAAGTTTACACTGGTACCCTTGCGCTTCAAGTAAGTCCCCAATATACTCAAGTGTTAAATCAAACTCAAGAGCTTTCCTTCCTTTTTCACCATTAGCACCTCGCTTTAAGGAGTTCCAGTAGGTTTTTCCTACTCCCTTATAGCCTTGATAATTTGCACTAACCCTAACGGTCTTACAACCACAGTGAGATGTGTGACCTTGGATTAAGTGTGTACCAAGGACAGTCTTAGCTGCACCACAAGAACAAAAGACAGAGTACCTGTAGTGACCGTTTCTGGATACTTCAGAGACCCCTACAACGTAGAGGTCCCCAAAAGTTTGACCTGTTAGGTCTTTCTTCATCACACCAAGTCTACCATATCGCAGCTACCGCCAACGCAAGCAAATGTGCTAGTGCCTTTAGATGTATCCTCAGTCTCATACTCACTCAACTTAGACCAGTCAATACGAGAAGGCATCAGGGCAAGTGCCTCATTGTATTCCCGTTCACTGCACTCTTGGTAGGGTGCTTGCTGATAGGTATGATCGCTGTGTGGCAAGAAGGAAACACCAGAGACTTCATCAAAGTACTTGTAGACCCAAGCACCCACTTCCATCCACTCATGGTCCCGTACAGTCACAGTAACAGATGGCTTATGCTCACACCAGTGTCGTTGGTATGTAAGCCACATCTCAAGTTGTGCAAGAGCAGTCATGTCATTTCGAGTAACAGCACCTACAGGAGACTTCTGTGGGAAGCTGAAGACAGTTGTGGCATCAGGCTTCATTACGTCAGGTTCACTAGGGATACCCTGATCCTTCATAAACTGGGTCAGTGGGTCCTTATTGTCACCCCGAACAGTCCTAATGTAATAGGGAGAATGACGAGCGTGAATGCCAGAAGCGCTGTCAACAAGTTGAGATACCGTGCCGGAAGGTTTGACACAAGTGATAGCAACAGATGGATTGATACCAAGTTTAGCAGCCCATTCAGCGTTAGTAGATACAGCAACATTCTTCAAGCGCTCCAAGATTTCTGGCAAACTACCATCAACAGTGTGTAGATGATGCGTCAAAAGTTGATTGTCCATAATCCCAGTCAAGGATACACCAAGCAACCGTTCTTCTTCAGTGTTGTCCTTCCATACCTTACGGAGATATGGGAAGTGCGTCAAGGTAGATTGGATAGTGCCAAGGATGGCAGCGATACGAACCTTACGCTCAAGGTCTTCTAGTGTGTCTGTGGCACGTACAACAACCTCTGACAGGTTACAGAACTGGTAGGGTCGAAGGATAATTTCGCTACAGGGGTTAGTACCGAACTCATAGTTAGGATCACGACGACCACCCTTGATAGCCTGCTTCTTACTAGCTGGACGAGAGAAGATGCCACGCTCACCTGACTTGCTCTCTACCAGAGACAGCCACTCACGCATGAAGGTTTCCATGTCGGGCTTCTCTGTGTAAGCTACAGAGTTATTAGCCAGAGACCGTTGACCATTCTTCTCCCACCATTGACCACTCTTAGCATGACGCATACGGTCATCAGAGAGGTTAGACAAGCTGATCATGGCTGATCGACGTACACCACCAACAACTACAACCTCACCGATCTTACACATCAGGTCGTGGCATTCAATAGAAGAAAGCTTACGTCCTTTAGCCCCAACAAAGGTATTGACTGTGAAGTTGAAGAGTTCGATCAGAGGGGCAGGACCTGATGCTCGACCACCAAAGGTCTTGAGCTTGGCACCAGAGGGACGAACCTTATCAGTGTTCCAGCTAGGGATTTCACCAGCATAGAGCAGGCTGATAAGCTGACGCAGAGACTTAGCCCAACCCTCTTTGCTATCCTTGACACCAATGACAGTATCGCTCTTGAACATCTGCTCAGGTACATCAGGAAGCTTGCTAATATACTGACGCTCAACAGAGAACCCTACACCTGTACCACAGAGCAAGATGAACATAGCTTCATCAAAGGACTTGGGGTCATCCACAGGCATGTAGGAACAGTTGTAGCCTGCTGTGTTGTCACGCTCAAGGGCTGGTCCTGCTGTCATCATGGTGCGCATAGAGGGCATGACTTCAAGGTTTAGGATAGCTTCCTCAATATCAAAAGCCGTATCGCGGTCAACCTTATCGCGTACTACATTCTCAATATAGCGACCAACGGTCTCGGCCCAAGTCTCTCGGCGGTTCTCTGTGTCGAGCCAACGGGCATAACGTGATGTGGCAATGAAGGCTTGGTAGTCAGTAGGAAGGTAGTTGCTCATTTATTCTTTCTCTTATTCAACAATGATTGCTAGACGGTGTGCTTGTACCACAAGACGGTTAGGTGTCAAGTCACATTTACAGGTTAGTGGGGTTTGCTTAGACCACTCTACGAGAACCACAGGAACACTCTTATCCCTAATGCTCTCTAGTTTGGTAATCAGTTCTTCAACGGTCATGTTACCTACCTTAAATCGCCAGAACCCTTGATGACATTACGTTCAGCACGATCCTTGAGCTTAACCAGAACCATGTTGGTAATCTCACTGAGTTCATAGCCAAGCTCTTCAGCACACATAGCTAGATACCAAGCTACATCACCAAGTTCCTTAGCAGCAGCTTTGTCATCAATGTGACCATCACGGATCATCTTCTTGATATGACCACCAAACTCACCACACTCATTCATTAGGCCCAGTGTGACGTATAGTAGTCCAGTATCCTTCGGGTAGATGGCTGTCTTCTTGCACTCATCTTGGAAGGTATCAAACTCTGACTTGAGTTCCCATTTAGTCATTACTTAATCCTACTTTCAAAGATAGTATAAAGAGTTGCCCCAAGCAAAACAAGCAAGAAAGGTGCCCAAAATGGTGAGAGCACCCACCACCAAGACCAAGCAATAAAGTTTGTCAACTTAAGGGTAATAAAGATTAGCCCCAGTACACCAAGCAAAGGTAGTTCACCCATCAATAATCATCCTTGTATCTCTCCAAGTATACATAGCCTAGTGTGTCTAGCACATCAAGGACTTTCCATAGGGTCAGGTTGTTCTCTTTTAGGATATTGACGAAGCCGTGGTCTTCAATAATCTTTAGGATTTCTTCTTTAGTCATTTTCTAGGGTACAACCTTGTGACGGCACTGTGAGAGGAATCAAATAGGAACCAAGCGAAGTCATCTGTACTGGACTGCTTACTGTCTTTAATCCACTTGACACGGCCAATAGGAACAACCTTCTTACAGATAGCCATGTAAGGTGCCATCCTCTTGTTGCAAGCATAGCCAAAGGGAAGCAGTAGCCAAGTTGGCTTTAGTGTAGGGAACAACTCTAGCATCTGTTGTAGTGTTGTCCACTCAAAGGGTGGGTTAGTGATCAGTAAGTCAATCTCAAAGAGGTCTTCAGGTACTAGGGTCAAGGCATCTTTCTTGACGATACCATCTGCTTGTGGTTCAATGTCATACTGTAGTCTAGGCCACAAGGCATCACAGGTCAAGCTCTCAATGTGCCTAGATAGACGACCATCACCAGCACAAGGCTCACAGAAGGTCCCGTACTCAGGCAAGTGAGCAATGAGTGGCTCTACAGCCTTCTCTGGTGTGGCATACCAATCACGGTCACGTCTAGGCTTCTCTGTGATGTTGTTACTCTTGACCTTAGCTCTCTTAGCCATTTCCATACTCTTTCTGTAGAGCTTTGAGGCTAACCCACTGCATGTCGTAGTCACCGTTTTCAATATAGCGCTTAATGACGACACCTTTGCTCCACTCCGAGTTTGCTTGTCCTGCCCACTTTTCTTCTGCCCCTTTGAAGCATCCTGCAACAAGACCATTGAGCGGTTTAGGTCGAGCATCAGCTTTCCTGTAATAGTGAAACTTGTGACTGTGACCAACAGTGCAACTATAGGCCAGCTTTTCAACAAGGCTATAGCCCTGATGCTTAGTAGACATTGCTGAACCAAAGTTGCCACTAGATACGTAATGACCGTAGAGCACACCATCGTAGTCAACAAGGGCTGGTCCAGAGTTTTTGTATCCGTGGTACTCATCGAACCAGTGGTCTGTTTGAAGATGGGAAAATGAGATTCCAAACTTGTCCCCTTCTAATCGTGGGTCATGCCCGATAGCTTTCCTGATGCGGTTCTCGTGGTTCCCTTCAAAGCCGATACGCCAAGGTCGCTTCTTCTTAGATAGCTTGTAGCGGCCCCAGATACGGTCCATAGCCTCGTTGTAGGCTTCTACGTCACGCTGGTAGGACTGTGCCACAATAGCCTGTGGGTAGCGCGTATCGTAAGTGTTAAGGCTCTGCATGTCAGCCCCATCACCTAGATCAACCACATAATCAGGTTTGATGTCTTCGATCAAGTCACCAAGCCACGAGAACCTTTCATTACTTACATCGCCATGAGCATGAGCACAAGTCCATACGATTGCTGTCTTGGTCAAAAGATGTCCTTTCTGATAATCTCTGCTTCATCAATACCCCAACCAAGACAAACCACAAGGTAAAACGGTACAAAAAAGATAAAGAGGAAGGGTATCATCAAGCATCCTCTAACCATTGAGTACCAAGGTTTCCAGCCTTTTTGATAATATCCTTGAGGCCATTTATACCAAACTTTATCTCTCAAAGGTCTTCATCCCACACTAGAGAAACGACCTGATCAACGAAGTGCTCGACCATAATCATTGCCTCATCAAAGTCTTCAAACACGAGTTCCTCTTCAGAGAGGACACCACGTTCATCTTGCATAACCACATACAGGACATAGCCCTGATTGAAGCGAAGGCCAAACCCATCCTCATCGTCGTCCCAGTCAGGAACTTCACTGGAATGAATTGGGCCACGAAGCACGTTAACTACTTTAGCCATATTAGACCTCTTCAAATTCAAAGCCAAGTTTTTCCAGAGCTATAATTAAGATTTCTTCAAGACCATAATGATCACTACTAAAGCAATCTGCTACAGGTATTACTTCCCACACCAAGTCGCCATTAATCCAAATGCGACCACCTTGTGAATAACTACTACCACAAGTTTCACAGTCAGAGAAATCAGATAGGCATTCGATTTTCACTTTAGCCATTCTTTAGGAATCTCCTTGTCAGCATAAATGAAGTTGTTCTTGTCGCACCAATCTCCGTAACTTGTGGGAGAGCCTTTCCTAATCTTAGTCTTAGAGTTAGAGAAAACGAACCTGATGTTAAGGTCTGGTCGTTGCTGTTGGATCAATAGGTGTTTCTTTCTATCTGCGACAACAAGCATCCCCTTAGTTTCGACTATTAGTCCATTAGGAAAAGTAAAGTCTGGTGTGTATGTGTGTACACTTTCTGGTACAACGTACTTGATTTTTGTGGTTTCATATCCGAACTCAACACCAGACTCTTGTAGTTTTGTTGCAACCTTGACTTCTAGGCCAGAACGATAGCCTAATCGATGGGCGGCATCCATACTTGATTTTCTTGTCGCCTTAGCCACAACAACCTCGCATTCATAATTACTCGTTCAATATCATTCTCGTAGGCTTCAACACAGACTTTGAACATCTCTAGGTCAGTTTGGCACCCTGCTAGCATCTTCTGTGCTGTCTTGGGACCAACCTTGTAGATACCGATGATGTTGTCTACACTATCACCAGTTAGAACTTGTTCATAGAAGTTGAATGTTGCAGCTTCCTCAGTTACTTTTTCCCAGCTTTGCCTTCGTGGATTGTAGATAGTACTGGGGATAGTCCTAAAGTCTTTATCGACAGATACAATAACGCAATCAGGATATAAACGGGTTGCTTCAATAGCGATATCATCATCAGCTTCTTGACCTTCGCTGACAGTAGCTCCGTAGGTATCAATTAAGTATTGCCTAGCAAAGCCTAATAGTAAGGGTTTCTCTCGACCTACTCTGTTCATCTTATAAGTATCAGAGACTTCATTTCGATAGTTACCCTTCCCTGTCAGGAAGATTTGATAATCGTCTTTTGTTGCATAGGGGTTGGTGGCCTGTAAGATTTCCTCAATGATCTTATCAAGCTTCTCACAGATACCACCAACAGTCTGCCCATCCTGACTAAACGCTGCTTGATATGTCAGCGGATCGCCATCAATGAGAAGTTTCACTTGTCGCGCATCCACTTAACGAAGTCTTGATAATCGTCTGTGATCATAAAGTATGATAGGACATGGTAGAAAGCAGCTAGAGTTGTGGCTTTGTTGTCAGGTGTCTCAAATGGGTCTTGTGATGGATCACTAAGGAAGTAGATATTTTCCTTCAACTCATTGACAATAACACTATCGACAGCTTCATAAGCACTGTTGTAGTAACCCATGTCTTCTTCAAGAATGGTCTTAATTAGATTGAGTTTGTTTTCAGCCCGCATTGTTATTCACCTTAAAGATTGTCGGGAAAGCTGGTTCTAGAACTTTACGAATTTCACGAGCAAGCAAGACATGTTCCCATTGGGTAACACCGGGATCATCACGTACATCAAGATAATGCAACCAACTACGGACAGTTCCGTTAACATAGAGTTTACTCATTGTAAGACCTTCGGGAAGGATTACACGAGCGCACTCTTTAGCTACACCATGTTTACGCATCCATGAGTAGTAACTGATTGCATCTGAGACCACCTCATCAGAACGGTTCTCACAGATTCGGTTGTATTGTTCATCAAGGTCATCAATAGAGTTTTGGCGATTCTTGTTGTCCTGACTACGGAACTCACGATCCGTAAACTCAATCTCATCAGAGTACCGTTGACTGAACTCTTGGAAGCAGAAGCTACGATGACGTAGAAGCTGACGGGTAATGTCCCGTGGTGCTGCCACCTCAACAATAGCATTAGCCATCTCAAAGACTGACCAGTGCTTATTACGGATACAGTAGTCAAGAAGCTTAGAGTAGTCTGGGTTGTCTTGGTTGCTGGGGTTGGAGACCCTCGCGCAGTACGCGATGAGAGCCTCCGAATTAGCTGCTGGTGTACCAATAACAGGTTGTGTCAAGGCCACCAGCTTTGCGCTAATCTTCATTGAGTGCTGACCTCCTG